ATGAGAAAATTGTGCCCTTACAACAAGGTCCGCCGGGTGCAGCCGGTGGTAAAGCAGCTCGAGCCGCACGAGAGGTATTGCAGGCAGTGCGGCGTCATCTTCGATTGGACACCGGATAGTAAACATCAGTGGTTCGACACCGATGAGTGTTTGTTGCGATATATAGACTTGACAAATGGGGGTGGGGCCTTGACAAATGCGAAAAAGCGTGGTATAATGTAGGAGATTGATAAGCCGATTGGCCCGGCCATAGAACCATCCGCATCTCAAGACGGCAGTCTTGGTGTGTGCTCTTTGCCCGTCCTAACGCGGATGGTAGGAGGCCAAAGGGCCAAAGAGCTCACACCCGGAAGGCTGTCTTTTTATTATCAATTGGGGGCGACCATGCAAGTGAGAATTGACGACGTAGTTATCGGGGACAGGTTCCGCCACGACATGGGAGACATAGACGCATTGGCCGAAAGCGTAGCAGACATCGGGCTATTGCATCCCATTGTCATCACGCCAGACAACAAACTCATAGCTGGACGGCGCAGGCTGGAAGCGTTCAAGTTGTTGGGGCTGGTAGACATTCCGGCGACGGTGGTGGACTTGCAAGAGATAGCACGGGGTGAGTTTGCTGAGAACGAAATACGGAAGGACTTTACCTGGAGTGAGCGATGTGCCATTGCCGACGCACTGGAGCCGGTGGAACGGGACGCGGCAGAAGACCGGATGCTTAGCGGCAGACCCTCGGTAAATTTTACCGAGGGTCAAGCAATGGACAAAGTCGCCAATGCCGTTGGTACGTCACGGCCTACGCTGGCTAAGGCCAGGGAGATTGTCGATTCTGGCGATGAGAGTTTGATTGCAGAAATGGACAGAACTGGCAAGGTAACTGGGCCGTATCGAGAACTAAAACGGCGGAAAGACGCAGAATATCTGGCTGCTATCCCTTCGCCAGAAGGCAAGTATCGCGCCATTGTTATTGACCCGCCCTGGGATTGGGGGGACGAGAACGATGTGTCACAAATGGGACGTAGCAAACCCACCTATTCTACTATTCCGCTGAGTGATTTAGAGCGATTGCCTATTCCTGATCTATCTATGGATGATTGCCACCTGTACCTGTGGATTACCAACAGAAGTCTTTATAAGGGGTTTGACTTGATTGAGAAATGGGGCTTCCGTTACATTACCGCCCTGACATGGTGCAAGCCCAGCATTGGCATAGGGAACTACTTCCGCAATAACACGGAGCATATCTTATTTGCCGTCAAGGGATCACTGCGGCTGTTGCGCTTCGATGTGGGAACATGGTTCCAAGCAGCGCGGGGAAATGAGCATAGCAGTAAACCTCAAGAGGCATACGATATAATAGAATCCTGCTCCCCTGCTCCTCGGCTGGATATGTTCGCCAGAGAACAACGCGAAGGCTTCACGGTATGGGGAAACGTCAATGATTGAACCAAGACAATACGACTTTAACGAGCGGCTGATGTGGTCGGCAGGGTTCCTGAATGATGGTATCGCTGCAATACTAAAAGAACGATTGCCCGGTTGCTATGACATCGAGAAGGCCACAAGTAACGACGATAGGAATGGAACCGATTATTGGGCTATTCGAAAGTCGCTCCCGCCATTATCTGTTGATGTAAAGATACGAGACGTTGACTGGGCCAAGAAAGGCAAGGATGACCTGGCCCTGGAAACCTGGAGCGTGGTTGATATTAAGCCAGGTTGGACGCGAGATGCCACTAAAAGAACAGATTATATTCTATGGTTCTGGCAGGACACTGGCCGGTTTTTCTTGTGCGCCTTCTCCCCATTATGTGCGGTGTTCTGCAAGCGGTGGCAGGAGTGGGCCAAACGATTCAAGACGGCAATGCAAGATTCTGGGTCGTGGCGGTCGGAATGTGTATTTGTTCCGCGGAAGATAGTTATTGCCAGTCTGGACGGTTGGCGGTGGGGCACAAGGGAGAGACAATGAGAGAGACCACACTACCGCCCGTATTCGCTCAGTACCAGAGCCAGGTACAGTACATCCAGAAGGTCGGTCATAGCAAGTGGACCTCAAATTGTCCGGCGTGTTTGGGCGGCGTACACCCCGACGGAGAGCTACCCAACCGGTGCGTGTGGTTCCACGACGACAAGCCACTTGGTTTTTGTTTCCGGTGCGGGAAAACTTTCTGGCCTGATGCGGCCCCGGACTGGACACCACCGACTGCGGAGGAGCTGGCCACATGGCAGCGGGAACGTGAAGCGGAGCAAGAGGGACGGCTTCGTTCGGCGCAATTGGCCCTGGAGAATCTCAGTAGTCAGAATTTGTGGGCGCAGTACAATAGCATGATGTCAGACCGGGAGCGCCAGTGGTGGCGCTTTCGTGGTATTCCCGATAGCTTTCAGAACATGTGGGGCATGGGCTGGTCGTATGACAGAGACGCTGCCAGCATTCCGATCTTCGGGCCAGGGTATGAATTGAGAAACATCAAGTACAGACTGACCGACACCACCAAAGGCAAGTATCGCTATCACGTTACTGGTCTGCCGGCTCCGATGTGGCTGGCAGACCCGGATGTATCAATGGAGAATCATGTGATCGCAATTGAGGGTGAGGCAAAGGCGGCGACGACCTATGTGGTATTGGATGAGCCAGGGGTGTGCATCGTCGGTCTTCCCGGACTGTCCCCCCCACCAAGCATCACCGACACACTGGCGAAGGCAGACCGGGTGACCCTTGTGCTCGATCCGGGAAGCGACAAGCCGGGGGCTGATGGGTGGTCACCGGTGGGGAAGTTGGTCAAGGCTATCGGACGACAACGCTGCAAGGTGCTGATTACGCCGATGAAGATTGACGATGGAATACTGGCGGCAGAACTGGGACCATGCGAGATCAAGACTATGCTGGGTGCGGCGGTGACGATGTGAGAATTGACATCTGGGGCATTCTGGGGTATAATTGAGGTGCTTGGGATGAGAGGCCGTTTTGTTTGTCAACAAACGCCCATGTATTTACCGGAATCGGCCGCATCCTAAGCAGACGCGACAAACACCGGTAAGTGCGTGGGCTTTTGTTGTACCCAGGGAGGTAGGCAGGTGTCAACTAATTGGAAAGTACATTGGGAAGCGCTCCGCAAGACAGTAGCAACGAAGACGAATGGACGTTGTGCGTATTGTGGTTGCTTGCTACAACTATACTGGCACGTAGATCACATGATACCTAGAAGTAAGGGTGGAAAAAATAGCATTGACAATATGATAGCCTCGTGCCCAACATGCAACAGGAGGAAGGGCAAGAAAACGCCTTTGGAATTCGAGCTGCGTCTGGCGGAGCGTCTATTCGCAGCCGTTGATGACGTCGGCAAGGGGCTGACCGTATTGAAAGAATACCAACTTGGCGAAGGCGGTATGGATGTGGTAATAGACGAATTGCTGGACGCTTTGGTGAAAGCCTCGGTTGCGCTATCACCTCCAGTAGAATTTTACTACAAAGGATTTCCAGACGAGTACGAGGAGTAGTCCGTGGAAGATCAACAGATCATTGACAAATCAGATCTTCGCAAGTGGCGTACAGAGTTACCGAACATGTACGACGACGCAGACCTTGACCCGTATGAGTTCCGGCTGCTAGTCCATTACGTGCGGGTGGGGACGTGCTGGCAGAATACCAGAACGACGGCCAAGATTTGCCACATGAGCATCGGCCAGGTCTGCAACAAACGCAAGTCGCTGGCCAGCAAAGGGTTCATCAATCTGACCCATAACGAACACGGAACATTCACTATCGAGATCGTGAACAAGTGGCATGAGAACTTCGCCACCTACTCACAGCGTGAACAGTGTTCACCCCATGAACAAGATGTTCACCCCATGAACGATGAGTGTTCACCCCATGAAACAAAGAAAGAACCCATTACTAAGAAAGAACCTACCAAGAAGACTAGCGCTCAAAAAGTAGCGCCCACCGAACCAACAGCACAATACCAGTTCATGCAAACCATCGGTGAAGTGTGCATGATGGATTTAGCACTCAATGCTGGGCAAATAGGCAAGATAGCTAAAGGGCTTCTCAAGACTGGCTATACCATAGAACAAGTCAAGGCTGGCTATTCCGGGAAGTTGTCCTGGTGGTATAAAACTGACTGGCGCGGACAGAAGGGACAGCCACCAAAACCGGCGGATATTGCTAAGACTATCAAGCAGGCAGTAGGGTCCACGAAGTCACCGACCGTGAGCGGCGACCGGAACGGCGGCAGCGTGGCACAGATGGGAGCATGACATGACAGATATTAGGGCGATTGTGTACACCCCGCCAGAAGTGGGGACGTTGGTGCTGAAGACCATCGAGGAGCGCAAGGACACGCCGGGCGCAGGGGTTCGGCTCGGGATAAGCACTATTGATGATCGGCTCCTGCCGCTACGACCAGGCGAATTGATAACAGTGATGGGCCGGCCGTCAAATTACAAGTCGGGGTTGATGGAGTTCTGGGCACGGCGGGTGGCGCAGGACATTCTCGACGAAGGCACGGAGAACGAGATGGTGGTATTTGTCACTTGGGAAATGGCGGTCGAGGAGTTGGGGTTGTACGACCTGGCGGCTCGGACGAAGCTGGACGCGGCGGAGATTAGCCAGGGACGTATTGACGAAGTGGCCTGGGCCCGGTTGCAGGCGGCAGCCATGAAACGATCGGCGCTGCCTTTGTGGGTGCTAGGGCACAGCATTGAGCGGCGCAAGAAACGCCCCCGGCTTACCATGTCGAATGTGGCGGCGGCGCTGCGCTGGGTGGAGGACGAAATGGGCTATCACCCCCGGATCGTGTTCCTCGATTATTTGCAGCAGATGGAAGCGGAGAGCGGCGAATCACGCAGGATGCAAGTATTTGAGAACGTCTATCGCTGTAAGGACATGGCCCTGGCGCTGGGGTGTCCGGTGGTGCTGGGGGTTCAGGCTCACCGGTCTGTCGATGATCGAGCCTGGAAGCTGCCACACATGGGCGATGGTATGGAGTCGTCGAACATCGAGCATACTGCCGACAAGATGCTGAGCTTGTGGATGCCCAAGACAACCGAGCCGGCTGGTGGCATAATTGCCGACGGTCTGGCGGTAAGCGACAACCTGCTCATTATGGGCGTGATGAAACAGAAGCTGGGCCCGGCGGGCTTCTGGAAGCCGCTACATGTGCGGGCTGAAGTGAACAAGATCGCGCCGATGGAAATGGCAGAGGAGGCGCTATAATGGACGGTCGATTCAGGATTGTATTCAGCGGAGACAGCGACGTGCGGCCGGGGTTACGGAGGGAATGATGAGAGCGATGATCGAGGTTCATGAGCTGTACGAAATGGAAGGTGGACACGAGGGTTATTGGGCAAAAGGACATCATGCCCCTGATGGTTTTATTCAAGCGATTAGAGACGAAGACATGGCTGAAAGGAGTTACGGGGAATACACATATCTACAACCGGAGAACGTGCGGCATACCTGCTACCGCAACGAGCCAGTTGATTCGTATACCCGTGAAGAACTGGGTTGTAATCACATATTGGTGGAACGCATCAAGGGGGGCCGGGGGTGCTATCCTGTGACGGTGTTGGACCATAGTCCTGCTATAGCAGGTCAAAACACATTGGAACCGAAGCGATGACCACCATCATTCTGCCCTGGCCAGATAAGTTACTGAATCCCAATTCTCATGTTCACTGGCGGAGCAGGCAAGCGGCGAAGGTCGTGGCGCGCGACACGGCGAAAATACTGACGCTGGAAACAGGACAGACGCTTGCCCCGAACACCAAGCTGAAAATGACGTTGACGATGTGCCCACCGGACCGCAGGCGTAGGGATGCTGACAATGTGCTGGCCTCGTGCAAGGTAGCCCAGGATTCGATCTGCAGGGCGCTGGGCGTAGATGACTGGCAAATCAAGCGGGTGGTGCTAGAATGGGGCGACGTGGTGCGTGGCGGACAAGTGATTGTGAGATTGGAGGAGATGACGTGATGAATGACGAAGAGATGAACCGGATTATTGCGGAGAAGGTGATGGGGTTCCACTGGGTAGCAGATTATGGTACAGGGCATTATTCGCCGACTGGTGCATGGCTAGATAGTTCTGGCGGAGTTCAATACTGGACGGAGGTATGGGAGCCGACTGAAAACGTCGCCCAGGCGATTGAGGCGGTTGAGGGGTGGCGCGGAAATATCAAGGGCCGTTTCTGGAAGCTAGAGTCTCCCTTCCACCATCCCGACGGTGACATTGACAAGGAATTTCAAGTGTTCATTCATTGGGATGACGACTATTACCACAGCCTTGGTGCTCTTGGCGAAACCCCTGCCCTCGCCATCTGCAACGCACTGGTTAAGGCGGTGAGTGATGAGTGAAGATATACTCAGACTTTCCGGGGGCGTTTCGCAAGACAGCGTTCTCCATATCGGAAATGATGATGACGCATTTCTCTCATTGGAATCGTTAGATACTTGGGTGAGGCTGATCTTTGATCTGGATGTAATTGAAATTGAATCGGACGCTGATTGTGTGCTATGGACATCAATGTTTCTACGAGGATTCATACGGGCGGCAATGCTTGTTATTGGTGCTATGGCAGAAGGGAAAGGCGGTGAATGATGAATCTTGACGAGTGTCTGAAAGCCGTGGAGACAGGTAGCGCCGGTCAGGAACATGCGGAGTGGCTGCGGGAGAATTACGTGGTTCCCATCTATCTATACACTTGGGACGACTTGAACCGGATATGTGAGGGACTACGACGAGAGCGTGATATGCGCGAAAGGGAACGCAACGATGCCCGCGCCTGGTCGTCGCTCTGGAAGCGGGCGGCGAAGGGGTGGCTTGGCATTGCGGATGACTGGCAAGTCAATGCCGAGTTGGAAGGGCTTGATCGGAAGTCGCGGCGCAAGGAACGTGACGAGGCCCGCGCCGATGCTGTCAAAGTGGCGCTGGAATGTCGGGAACTGGCGCAAGGCGCTGCGTATTGGGAGCGCTGCTACACCGAAGTCAACGACCTGTTGGTGGCGAGGACGCATGAGCGGGACAATCTGCAACGGGATAATCTGCAAGATAAACTGGACGCCCGTGGCGAGGCTCGCTCTTTGGCAATTCGCATCTGGAAGCTGGTTGACGAGAAGAAGGCCCTTCGAGCGGAACTGAACGCGCTGAAGGCAGAAAACGAATATCTAAGGGCCGAGGCTATTTGCGGGGAATGTGACAATCGCGGTTCGTCTTCTTTCGTGGGCTGGGAGAATGATTTGTGTCAACGGGTTTGCACTGCACCACAGGAACTACAAGACAGGCTCAAAAGGTTGCGTGAGTTGCAAGCGGAGCTGGCAGACTATCGGAGCGGTGCTGTCATCTCACGAGACACCGCCATTGAATTGGAACGAGTGAGACTTGAGCGGGACGATTGGGAGAAGGTGGCCTTTGACAGAGGCGAACAGCGGGACGCCCTGCGAGCGGAGCTGGAGGTGCTGAACCATGAGTGGGAGGTGGAGCGTGAGACGAGACATGCCTATGGCAACTCCTGTGATGCCCTGCAAGCGGAGTTGGACGAGCTGAAGGCGCGGCGGTGCGAGACGTGTGAGAGTTGCGGTCCACTTGATGATGGCTATGGAGTCCAACAATTTTGTGATAAGCGTGTCGTCGGCGTAATCGGCAATCCGATCATTGTCGGTTGCTCAGAGTGGGAGCCGCAGGATACCGGATGCAAAACTCACCCTTGACACCCCATAGGGGTATGTGGTATAATGCTTACAGTAGTCATTGACGGAAACGAACATCAAACCAATGGTCGCATCGAAGCAGCCATACGCTATCTGGTAGAGCGGTCGGAGCAGATCAATGTCATGCAGCAAGGCAGCGTTGAGATGCACTTCTCCGGGTCGGCGTTCAAACCGTCGATACATGATGTAGCGGACGAAATTCAAATAGCTGAGTAACTGCGTCACTAGGTGATACTAGGCGGAGTGTACACGAGCTACTAATGCTCGTGGCACTCCGTTTTTTTATTGTCCAAATTCAGGCGGTGAAGTGGTGGAATCTAAGAAGTGGTACATCTCGAAGGTCGTGTGGTTTAACGTGCTAGCAGTCATCGTCTTGGTCGCCGGCGCGTTTGGGTTTGCAGACTTTCAACCCTCGGCGGAGACGGAGCAATGGGCGACGCTGATTATTCTGGTGGTGAACCTGGTCCTGCGCTTCGTGACTAAGCAACCGATCAAGGTATAGCTCATGCCTAGTGAGGATGTCCTGGCGGCCCAGATCGTCGCTCTGCAAGAGCTGATGGAAACCGGATTCAAGCATATCAACAAACGCCTTGATGATCTGTGCTCTCGTACCGTGAGCACAGAACGATTTGAGGCGTGGTGCAGACGGATCGATAAGCTGGAGACAGGCCAAGATCGTCACGACACGCGCCTTGATAAGCTGGAGCGGGTGAACTATCTCCTGGGCATCATTGGCACGCTGGCAATGGTTGTCTTAGGTGCTCTCGCCGTGGCAATCGCCAGTGGCAAGCTGCAGATGGTGTGGAAGTGAGTGGATGCCATCAAGTTCGTTGCGGCGGTGTACAAAGTGCAGACGTTGGCGACAGACGGAGGCATCCGTATAACGCTCGATTTGGCAGGCGACGACAAGAGCATGGTCGCCATGACTGAGCTTGGCGCGTGTCAGATTCATGGAGTAGCGTTGGAAGTGGAAGCGAAGGCGCTGATAAACAGCGGGGAACAGCGAAGTGGCAATAGGCAGACCCTTCCCGAAGGGCCAAAGCGGGAATCCAAATGGCAGACCTCCCAAGAATAGGGCACTTACTGAGATACTGGCCAGTGCCGGAAGCAAGACAGTTGAGCTTGACGGCAAGCGAATATCCGGCAAGCGGCTGGTCGGTAGATTGCTATGGGATATTGTCAAGACTGGCAGTTGTACATTGCCGAATGGGAAGACGTATACCGTGGACGGCGACGGGTGGTTTGACATTGTGAAGTTTGTGTACGCTCAGATTGACGGCCCGCCGAAGACTATGGCGGACGTGTCAATTACTCAGCCGACTGAACTAGTCTGGCCGGAGGATGAAAGTTAATCATACCATACAGCTACCGAGATTGCACAAATCACAGGAACGAGTTGCTCGGCATGATGCAAGATTCAAAGTGTTGGCATGTGGTCGCCGTTGGGGCAAAACTAGATTGGCGGCGTTGTTGTGTACTAAGACCGCCAACGAGGGCGGGTTCGCCTGGTGGGTCGCTCCGACCTATCCCATGTCAAATATCGGGTGGCGGCTTATGAGGCAGTTGGCAAGGCAGATACCGGGGACAGTTCCCCGTGAAGTTGATAGAATGATTATGTTCCCCGGTGGGGGGTGGCTACAGTCGAAGTCCGGCGACAATCCCGACAGCCTGCGCGGTGAGGGCTTGGACTTCGTGGCAGTTGATGAGTGCGCCTTCCTGACAGAAGCAGTGTGGACGCAGGCATTGCGCCCGTCACTGTCGGACAGGCTGGGTCGGGCCATGTTTATCAGCACACCGAAGGGCCGCAACTGGTTTTGGAAGCTGTGGCAACGGGGTAAAGCCGGAGAATCAGAGTATATCTCGTGGCAGTTCCCCACGTCGGACAATCCATACATTTTGCCGACGGAAATCGAAGCGGCAGGGCAATCATTGCCAGAGGAGATATTCAGGCAAGAGTACCTAGCGGAGTTCCTGGAGGACGCCGGTGCGGTATTTCGCAACATCGGAGCCTGCCTCCACGCACCCGAGACGCTGCCGGAAGACCATATTTACCGCCATACAGACCAGCTCGGCAACGAGCACGAGAAGGCACATCGGATCGTGATGGGCGTAGACTGGGGCAAGCAACAGGACTTTACCGCCTTATCGGTGGTATGCAAGGATTGCAACCAAGAGGTCGCCCTGGATCGGTTCAACCAGATTGACTATCACTTCCAGCGCCAGCGGCTCAAGGTGCTGGTGGATAAGTGGCACGTGACGGAGATTCTGGCAGAATCAAATGCGATGGGTGAGCCAGTCATCGAGGAGCTACAGCGAGAGGGTCTGCCAGTGGCGGGCTTCATGACCACGGCGACCTCCAAGCCACCGTTGATTGAATCGCTGGCCCTGGCCCTGGAGCGGGAAGAGTGTCAATGGTTGGATATTCCCGTGGCGACAGCGGAACTGGAAGCCTATGAGCGCAAGACCTCAGTGACCACGGGGCGCAATCAGTACAGCGCGCCTAGTGGGATGCACGACGACACGGTCATGGCGCGGGCGCTGGCGTGGCAGATGTGTACTAATGCGAATTTTATGATCGGCTTTGCAGGGTGACAAATGATATTTGACGGCTACATTGACAGAATGATCCGGAGACTCGGCTACATCAAAGCCCAGAACAATGATGCAGGGCGGGATATGATATGGGCCGGTGAGGCCCCGTTAGGTGCGACGGTAGAGGACTGGTCGGATTGGTCCGACGAACAGCGCGAACGCCTGGCGATTACATCGTCGTGGGTATACTCGGACATCAAGGGCATCGCCAACGAAGCGAGCCAGGCGGACATCGGCATATACGAACGCAAAGGCGAAGAGCTTGAGGAAGTCATTGACCACGAATTTGAGCAGATCATGCGCCGGCCCAACGACTTCATGGGCGGGACTTGGCTGAGACAGTACACGCTGTACTGGTGGCTGCTCCGAGGCGAAGCCTACTGGTTGAAGGTCTTCGACCAAGCCGGGCAAGTGCGGGAGATATGGCCTCTACCGGCCTCGCGGATGAGGCCGATTCCCGACCCGGCGACTTACATCTCTGGCTATGGCTACAAGGGCCAGCAGGGCGAGCCGGAACAGCGATTGGAACCGGAGCAGGTGTGTTTCTTCCGCTTCCCGAATCCATTCGACTACCACCGGGGATTGTCACCCATGAGTGCCTATCGTCTGGCCCTGGAGACCGATGTCAGTGCGGCCCGGTGGAACCGGGACTTCTTCAATAATGGGGCGGCGTTGCAAATGATTCTCAGTGTGCCGCAGATGACCTCTCCCCAATTCGAGCAAGTCAAACTGGACATTAACCAGCAGTTGTTGGACGAACAGCGCCGCTTCCTGGTGGCCAGGGCGGGGGACATCAAGGCGGAGGCGGTAACGGTGGCTCAGAGGGATAGCGAGTTCCTGGCCGGGCGGGACTTCTCCCGGCAGGAAATAGACCGTATCTTCGGCTACCCGGCGGGCTACTGGTCGGAGAAGGCGAATCGAGCCAACGCGGAGGCGGCGAAGGCCACTCTAATCGATCAGGCGGTCTGGCCCCTATTGGTGATGATGCACGACGAGATCACGGCCCAGATTGTGCAACCGGCTTATGGCGAGCAGTATGTGGCTCGCTACCAGGACATCCGCCTGCGGAACCGGGATCTGGAGCTAAAAGAGCGGGGCCTATATTTCCAGGCTCAGACCCTGGACGAAGTGCGGGCGGTGTTGGGCAAAGAGCCATTCTCTGACAATGAGCTGGGCGAGACGCTATTTCCGTTAGCAGTCAAGGGTGGTGGTGACGGTGGCTTTGCCGCGATTCCCTCGATGGGTACGGGGCAGATGAAGAGCAACGGCGAGATGAAAGCCGACTTGCGGCGGTGGCAGGGGATCGCACTGCGGCGGCTGAAGAACAACGAGCCGCCAGGCTACAACTTCGAGAGTGATGCCATCGGGGAGCAGATCAAGACGCAGATCATGGATGCTCTGGACACGGCCAGCACTGCCGAGGAGGTCAAGGCTGCCTTTGGCGGCCCCTTTCCCGACTATGGCTGGGAAGGCTACCCGTGACAATGCTGCCAGGATGAAGCTGGAGCGGCGGGCTATTCGAGAGATCACCGCCGCGTTACAATCGCAACTTAACAACGCCCTGCGGGGCGACAAAACACCGTCAGCGGTGACGGACAAGCTGGATAAATACGGACAACCCCTGTGGAACGCCTTGCGGCGAACGCTGCTGGACGGAGCCATGCTGGGGGTCACCGAACTCATGGACAGGCTGTCAGCGCCGGTGAAGGCCATTCCCGAAGAGATACAATTCGACGGCGTGGACTGGGAGCTGGTCAACGAAGAGGTGCGGGACTGGGTGTTGGGTCCCGACATGGGCGACATCCCGGTGGGGGAGCGGGGCAACGGCTACCTCAAGGAGCTGTACGACCAGATCAACCAGACCTCCGGCAAGACGCTGAGACGGCACATGGCGGACTGGATCGAGAGCGGGGAACACCTCGATGTGCTGAAGCGGGACCTGGAGCCGATGTTCGGGAAGCGGCGGGCGGAGAGAATCGCCGTAACCGAAATTACCAGGAGTTTTGTAGAAGGAAATATCAAAACGTGGCACGCGTCGGGGCTGGTGGAGCAGGACCCGACACAGAGACCGCCACTGCACGTAAGTTGCCGGTGCGACCTGGATTTGGAGGAGCGCGAACCGGGGGTGTGGCACTGGATCTGGCTCACGGCTAACGATGGTAACGTTTGCCCTCTGTGTGATCCGCTACATAACACCTCCGTCGGCATCGCGAAGGTGCTGCCGCAGGAGCAGGGGGCGGTAGCGGGTGCACCGGTGGTGCCGGTGGTGCCGGTAGACGTTGAGGAAGTGCCGGAGTTTGCGACAATGGCAGAGGCCGAGGAGTGGGCCAGAACCCATTTGCAGAGCCGAGTGTCGGGATTCAAGGGGGCATCACGGCAACACGTAAACGATTCAATTAGAACACTCGCAGAGATTGAGCAGAGAATGACTGACTCACCAGGCGCAGATGTAGTATTCGGAAAGATGCCACGGTGGTCTTATGCTGCTTATGATTGGACTGATAAGAAACTTGTGCTGAAGAAGCGGGCGAATTGGAACAAAATCGCTGAGAGAATGGCAGAGGACAATAACACTTGGCGAGCAACTTACAATACCGACACGCCCTATACTGTGGGGACTACATACAGCGATACAATTTGGCATGAGTACGCTCACATGCTAGATGCAAGAAGCGGTGGAGTGGGCAACCAGATAGTTCAGCGGTTGCCACTGGCAGAGAAGCGGCGATTATTGGAAATGTCTGGTTATGCTGGGCAAGATATGTATAATATGCATAGGCCGGGGCGCGAGGGCTTTGCCGAAGCATTCGCGGCTATAGCCATAAGTTCTGACAGGGCACGATATGTCCCTGACGAGCTTCGGGAATTTATCGAGGGACTGTTGCAATGATTGTGGAATTACCGCAATGCGTGGGGTGTAGACATTTCGGCCACGAAGGATGGAAGTGCAAAGCCTATCCCGACGGCATTCCGGAACCCATCCTGACCGGCGAGCACGACCACACCGAACCCTACCCCGGCGACAACGGGATTCGATTTGAAGCGATAGAAGAGGAGGGATCACCATGAGTGACGGGGAATGCATTCAGCCTAGAACAGAATCGGAGATAGTTGCCGGGGCCATATACTCAGCAATTACTGAATATATGAGTGAGGAGGAAATCTCTGACTGGCTTGACAGCGTTCAAAAGTTTCTAACACAGAAATTGGAGTAGAAAAGGAGATCACCATGAGTGACAGGAAATGTGGAAAGGTTACATGGATTATTGTAGCGATGCTTTCGCTTGCGACAGTAATGCTGCTGGTTGTCGCGTTTCATTCCGAGGCATACTGGCGGGGCGAACTGGCCCGGACGCTAGATCAGGAAATGGCCCCGGTGTCGGCTGAGGAGCCGGTGCACTGGCAGACACTTTTCAGCTACCGGCATGACTGGGAGAAGCCGGACACATACGACCAGTTCTTGGAAGTGCTATCGGATGATGATGTGCCCTTGCTCGGGTTGAATTACTCGTATGAGTGCCAGGCCAACGGAATCGTTGGTGAGGTCACGCTTACCATCGACACACACGGCAACGATGTGAACGTAGTCATGGAGGGCGAGGAGCTGCCATGAGTGACAAGAGAGGTGTCAGCATCTGGGAGAGCATTTACTATGTGTGTTTCAGTGCCTTGGCGACTATCTTAGTGATGGTTGTAGTAATATGTGCCGTGGGGGTTGTAATTCCCAGTCTCCCAATTTCGAGCGGCCATGCCCTGTCTAGGATGATCGGTATTGCATCATTGCCACTTCTGGTGACGGGGGGCGTTGCTGTGATGATAGACATAGTTTTGCGATGGCCGAAGGAGCAGCCATGAGCGACGGACCTGTAATTGACGTTAGCGGCGGATTGTGTCATGATGAACGTGACGGTCAAGCACCTCTGATATGCGTCTACGACCCAGAGGCTAAATGGGAATCGCCACCGTTTGAGGATGACGGCAGCTTCGATGCTATTGGGCCGCATATATTCTGTCGATGTGAGGGGGGAGAGATTGCCATGAGCGACGAGAGGGTTATTACAAATGTGGCAGAAGTGCGGAGGGGACATAGCCCCCAGCATGAGTGTGACCGACTGAGGGATGACGCAAATGGAGAACGGATATTCCGATATGGGAGATACTGGTCTCTGGTACACGAGTTAGCAAATGGTGATTATTATCACATTCCTATCAGCCGGTGTCTGTATTGTGCAATTCGCCTGCCGCCGAGAGCACCGTATAAGCAGCTAAAAAATCGGGCGCAACGGCTGTTAGAGCAAGAGGGAGCACCATGACCGTCCGTATCACCATCAAGGGTCTCGACCGGTTGACGGCCAAGCTGGGCAGTACCGAAGCCGCAGCGTCGCATCTGCGCCCGGTGATGGTGCGGAGCCTGGCTCGGATACGCAAGCCGCTGAAGGTGTATCCGCCACGGCCGCCTAATTCGACATATCGGCGCACGGATCAATTGATGAAGGCTTGGACATCACTGATCGAGAAGGGCGGCTTCCGGGGCGTGGTGGGGAACAATACCAAGTATGCGCCCTTCGTGCAGTCGGCGGAGCGGCAGGCATGGATGCACAAGGGCCACTGGCAGACGGACGAGGACGTTATCGAGAGCGTCCAGGATCGCATCGTGAAGGACTTCGATGACCATGTGTTCAAGGCGTTATAGACATCCGGGAGGTGCAAAGTGATGGTAGAGTCAGATGGTGGAATAGTGCCGCAGGGGGGTCCGTTTGCAGATGAT